CTAGAAAAAATAATCCAAAACCTAGACGAAGTGTACGGCAAGTCATTAGCGCAAGCAATCTTCGACAAGACGGCAGGCAACTAATGAAACTAAGCACACAAGTCTGGCATGGCAGATGGTACGAAGCAGGTACAGAAGTCACCTACAAACTAGACATGAAGCAAAGCGACACCAAAGACAAACACGGGTGCGCTAACCATTGGGTGCAACTTGCCGACAATCCGAAAGACTTCTTGAATGTTTGGGAATGTGAGGTAGTCAGATAATGGCACGCACAAAGCAAATCAACATCGGCGCAATAATCAAAGCATACGAAATGGAAGCAAAACGGGCTGACCGTAACGCCAAACTCGTAAAGGGTGACCCATTAGAAAAGTTTTGGCAGAATTACGCTTGCAAAATCAGACAACAACAACAACAAATAAAGGTAGGGGAATAATGGCACAGCAACATTGGACAGTCGTGGCAGACGGACAAGAGACAGGGGTATTCGTCACCGACTACGAATTGGTACTTGGACTGGCAGAAGAATACCTATCTTTAGGCGCAGAAGATGTGCAGATAGTAGAGGTGAACTAATGGCAACAGCACGAGAACTGGCACAGAACATTGGCAAACGAGGACAGTTACGAGTAGCAGGCACAGCGCTCACCTTCGAGGTCGAGGTGCTTGACTGTCGCAACAGGTACGGCAACCTTGACTACAAGGTACGCCCGACAACAGGCGAGGGTGAAGCATGGCATGAAGCGACAGGGATAATCCTTGACACTCTCTAATATCTGTACTACGGTTAGACATATCAACAACAACGAAGGGAAACAGCAATGAAACAAGACATAGACCCAAGCCAACGCTCTTACAGTTGGGGCGAACTGGCTGACCTAACACACGACACACAGGTCGAGACATTCGGCTGGTGCGGGTGCGAAGACAACGAAGGCAATGAAAATCCATACACAGACTGTCCAACAAACAACGAAGGAGAACAGCAATGAGCAAGGAAACAATACAGGCGGAAATCATTAGGGGATTCGAGGACTTACGATTCCTTTTGTCCGAGGGTGTACGACTGGGCGAGCTACGCCCAATGAAGACATTCGCAATGCTAGAGCAACTCAACCAAGCCCAGTTTCTTATTGAGCAGGGCATGCAAGACAAGGAGACAGCACAATGAGCAAAGTCAAGTGGGTCATAAAAGAATTGGAGTACATGCCCGACGAAGAACATATATGCGTAACGTTGTGGACAAAGAAAGGCGTCGAGGAATTACTTGACACCAAACTAAACGATGACCAATGGGATAAGTGCATTGACATTTGGGACAACGACAACCAGTCAGACCAATGGAAGTGGATAGTTACATACGCCAAAGAACAAGCAGGGGAGACAGCACAATGAAAAGTACCATCACACCACCAATGGACAACCAAGAACGCAAGCTAATCAAAGCTTGGGCATATGGGTACGTCACCTCGCTTGTTGGTAAAGATGTTTTACATGAGGAGTATGACGAATTCTGTTCTTACAACGAAAAATGGGACATAAACTTCTATACATATTCACACCCGAACGTGGTGCATGTTGTTGCTTACCCTCAATCGCGAGATGATAACGACAACGGGAATATAACTGCAGACTATTCACAATGGGTAGAGATTGCAGACTTTGATTACAACGGGAAAGAAATTCCACTGAAGGAGACAGCACAATGAGCGCAGTACTGATAGCTGTACTGTATTTTACTATCGGATACAGCACACACAAACTCATCACCGTCAAGCGCAAGCGTGCAATGCGAGCGCACCCAAGCTGGGGGTCAAGCAAATGAAAGTCTATGACCTAACCCAAAAATCAGACCCACAACATGTCTTCGTTATCTGTTATGACCCGAACCAAAAACTTTGGTATCACGAGACTGATGTAGAAGATGATGTGCTACCTGATGGCACGGTATGGAATGAGAACACACGCTCATGGCAAAGCGGTTACCTCGGTGACGGCGAATACCTTGACGGTGTAGAAGATTGTGCTATCGCATTGCATAAGGCTCTCACTTACTTGAATGAGCAGGTGCACGTATGAAAACAGCGAGCGACATCATTGAAGAATGGGTGCATCAGTACATCACCAACGAACCAACAGCCCGTGAAGTGGTGCGGATATTGCGCGAGCGTTGGGGTTGGACAGTGTTGATAGATGACATGAAGCAGTATGAGCAACAAGCTGACAGCTAAGTATCGACTATGGAAATGGCAACGGAACTACCGCAAACAGGGACAGTACAAACGCCCCCGCAAACTGTATGTCGTAGTCAAAGTGGTGGGTAGCAGGGAGTACGGGTACTGGCGTGGCTGTTACAAATATGACGGTCACACCTTTACCCCGCACCCCGCCAAAGCGTACGTATTCAAGTGCAAAGACCAAGCCGAAGCGATAGCAGACAACTCAATGCTGTACCGCTACGCCAACTACAAGGTGATACGCTACAAGAAATAATGTGTTAGAGTTACAAGTTGAATTGCCCCGCTCCACAGATTTCCCCTTCTCTGTGTCGTAGTGGGGCTTTTCACTTTCCCGAACGCCTCTTAGCCAGCGCATCACGCTGACGCGGGGTAAGCCCGCCGAACATACCGAACCTGCGAATGTCGTTAGCTTCACATTCCATTGCATACTCTAGACAAGCTGACCGAACCGTACACTTGTTACAGAACGCCTGTGCCTCATCAAAAAAATCACGGTGGTTCACACCTATCTGTGGCTCAGGGAAGAACACTTCCCCCCCGATACCTTTACAGTTTGCCTTGTCATACCATGCAGGGTGCATTGTCATTTCTTTTTGCCCTTCTTCTTTGCTGTGGCGAGATGTTGCCGTAACACATGGCATAAACATTCGCATCCATCTATCTCGAAATCTGTCCACACTGCGACAGCCTTTTCTATCGTTCCGCAATGGTCACATATGCCAACATGCCCACAAGGGTAGACACATGTGCCATCAGGCAGTTCAGTCGTCGTCATCTTCTTCAGGTTTACCACACACGAGGGGTGTTCTCCCAATCGGGAAGTCACACGGGCAAGGTTTACGCTCGCCTTTTTGTACCATCAGCTGACCACGCCAAGGAAGTTGTCAATCTGTTTAGCGTTCACCATTGACAAACAACCGATATACCCTGCGGTATCTACCACGGTGTCATGTGCCCATCTACCCTCATCTAACGCCGTCCTAAGACGAGACAGTTTGACTGACACCATGAACAAGATGGCTTGCTCAACAGTCATGTCAATACCTGTGAGCGCCTTGAAGATGTCGCGGGTCTGTGTGTAATCCTCTAACGGGTGAGCGTAAGCGTCATGTCTGTCGCCTGTGATAAGGCTGTGTGCTTCTAGTAGAACCTCAGCGCCCTTCATAATCCTCATCTCTGAATGGGTTACGCCACACAGTTTGGAAACTATTAGCTTCAATCTGTTCCTTCTGCTCTGCGTCTTCGTAACACCTGATGATATGTATACAAGGGTCTGACCCGTCAGTGAACTCTGCGTCCTCAGTAATGGACATAGGTATCCCGTCATGGGTGTAACAAACAGGCGGTGAAATCCACCCGTTGTCCATCCCAGCTTTCAACCATGTGCCGAAATCGGTGAACATCAGAACGCTTCTTCGTCGCCCAAGAAAGGAACAGCACCAAACTTTTGGGTGACTTGCTTCATGGTTTGTTCGGTCTTGTCTGCGAACACAGCATTGAACCTGACAGTCAAACCGATTTCGTCTGCCAAGATTTTTGTTGTCCACTTCTTCTCACCAGTTTTTTTATCTTCATACGATGAGATGTCAAGCTTGCCGATAACAAACACACGGCTACCCTTTTCAATGGATGACGCTGCATGCTCTGCCATTTGACCGAACACGGTGACATTGTGCCATACGGTTACTTTCTTTTCATCTTTACCTGATGTTGTTGCCACCGTGAATGTGCCTTGTGCTAGTCCTGATGTGGTGTACTTCAACTCGATTGGTTTGCCAGCGTTGCCGACAATGGTGATGTTATTCATTTGGTTTCTTCTTTCATTGGATGGATGTTGTTTGTTGTGCTATTCCGTTCACGCCCAAGACAAACATGGGTTGGTGGTTCGGAAACTTTGACATGGGTAACAAGACGCATGGTGCATCTATCGCATACCCAACTTGTTGTGTGTCGCCCCTTCATGGTTGCCTATCTTACGGCTTGATAGCCCACGGACCCCACCCGAAACCGTAACGGTCAACACCGTACTGGTAGATGGCTAGCCCTGCGGTTAGACAAGTAGCTGGTTTGAATAAGTCTGATGGTTTAGTGATGATGCCCTTTTCGGTTAGCCATCCAGTCCATGAACCATTTAGCTGAAGCAAGCAACGGCTTCCACCATTGGGGTCTTGGCGGTTGAACGAACGATTCAGCCCACGGCTCTCTCTAAAAATTACATAATCGAGAGTAGGCAATGCGTCCTCTGTCCAACCAACCTGCCGTGCCAACGCCCACCATTGGGGGACTTTAGCGTCAGCTGGAATTGGTAGTGGTTCTTCCCTTACTAAACGAACATTGCTGGTTGCGGATGGCGTTCCTGTCGTCGTCTCTGTTGGTGCTTGTGCCATCGCTACCGTTCCCCCTGCTACCCCTAAACCTATAAGTGTTGCTACAAAAATCTTTAACATTCATTCTCCTAATCGTAGGTGGATACTGACATCAACTCCTTGACTTGCTCTGGGTATATAAGGAATCCTTTTGCTGGGTTTGTGGAGTCTGCGGCTGCCGTTCGGATTTGTAATCTCTCGACATTTGCTTTTATGTATCGGCGTAGCCTGCTGGTTTCAATTATAACAAATGCATTGGGTGAGAACAAATACACCCACCATTTGGCTTTAGTAGTGGCTATTCCTGATGGCTTCCATCCTGTATCACGGGGATTCTGTTCGAACTCTACGAAGATGCGTCCGTTGCGGAAGCGGTCAAACTTTACTTCGAAAGAACCCTTGCTCAGCTCTCCAAGGAACTGTTGTACAAGCTCCTT